TCGGAACGGTGGCCGAAGCTGTCATTACCGCCGTGCCATTGCCTTTAACGTATCCGGTTAAAGTAGTAGCGCCTGTACCGCCATTGGCAGGCGTTAGAGTACCACCTAGTGTCAAAGTGCCAATGGACGTAATAGGCCCACCTGAGAACGTCATGCCGGTACTACCACCCGACGCGTTAATTGACGTTACCCCCGCGCCAACTGCAATTGACCCCCAGACATTATTGGCATAGCCTTCAAAGTTAGCGGTTTCTTCATTGTACCGAATGGTGCCATTAACGGGTATTGGGCTGCGGTCAGCTGTCTGACCTTTTGGTAGCACAATACCTGCAAGCCCGGGAAGTACAGCATTACTTGCAATACTAAAAGTAGGGTTACCTGCAGTACCTTGCGGGTTGGCAACATCAATTTGGTCAGTTGTGCCTGCAAGCTGCCGTACAGTGGCACCAGTGCCTAGCAAAGTCAATTGCCCAAAGCCACTTAAACCAGCTATGGTTGCGGATAGGCCATCCAGTGCAATAGTTGGGTCGCCAGAAACACCCGAGCCGTTGGTAATAGTCAATCCTTGGCCAGAAACTTGAATGCTTCTAGAGGCCAGATTGCCACTGGATGTCTTGGCCAGCATACCAGTGCTAACATTAATTAGGCTTAATAGTTCTGCAGTTGGGCTAATTTGGTACTGCCCAAGCGCGCCCCCATCAGTAACAGTTAGACCTGCGCCAACGCCGATATATCGGCTATTAGGCAGCGTGGTTTGTAAGCCAACTGTTAAGAAAGTCTGAGTTTGCGATGGGCTAGCAGAAATGGCAGCTGTTGTTGTTTTAACAGTAACGCCATTTTGCACAATGGGTACAGACTCTGCGCCAGTAATAGGCCCAGCATTTGGGAGTTGCGTAATCTGTATGTTGGCCATGTTAAGGACTCAAATTATCCAAGTTGCCGTTATTCTCAGGAGTATCAACATTTTGCTCCGGAGAAATTTCATAATTCTCGTACGGTCCGGTTATTAATGCATCCGGATTCGTAGCAATGTCAGCATCAGGTCGCGGAAAACGTATCGCGATTTTCTCAGGCTGCCTTGCCGGCAATCTATACGGATCAAATTGATCTTTGCAACCTTGATTACATACTCTTAAGCCAGGAAAGTTAGGGTCTTGGCTTAAATCTACATACGCTCTCTTCATACGGCAACGATCGCATATTGCTATGCTGATGATGCTATTGCCAGTGGTGTCGAGAGTGCGTGGCATTATCTTGTATAGGGCGCAATGTTAGGCGCAAAGTAAATAGGCGACTTATCTCTTTCTTCTTGCTCAGCTTGAGCCCAATATTTTTCTGCTTGCTGCTCGCAGTAACCAATTCTGCCAGGATCTACACCAGGGAGTTCCATGGCCATTTGATGCGCCAGCATATTTTGTACTGCCAAATACCAACGTTGCGGTATCTCAAGCTCACCATTCAATGCGCCAACATCCTCAATTTGTCGATGACACCATGCAACAATTTGTTTGAAAGGATTGCCAGGCACCGGCCATGTGTACATAGAAGGTTGTGGAATGGTTCTATCAAACCAAAATAGCAAAGGTTGGTCTGCAGTAAAGTTTTTGTTAGGCAAATTGGTGTAATCATCACGATTAAGCCGCGCCATAGGGATCTCTGTAGGCGCTGTGCCCCATACCAATTCACGAACAGCCAATGTATTGCCACCAGTTTCCTTAATCCGCCATAAAATTGCGGTTGCGCTAGGCTCTAAATCATAATAAAGCCATTTTCCATCAACCCAAGTGGTAGCGCCAGGTGCATAAAGCGTCGTCCAAGTGATATTATCACTACTGTATTGTATTTCGATGTTAAAAACACCGGAAGTGCCTGCCAAAATGCCAACAGTGGCCATATAAACAGCATTACTAGTGCCATTATTGATGCCAATATACCCATCAGGCGAAGTTTGTTGGCAAATTGTGTCTAAATCACCATCATACGCAAGACTTGCATTACCAGATGACGCAAACATGCCATTTGTTAGGCGCGTAACCGTGCGATAATTGGCATTTAATACATCAACGGTGCCTAAAGGCATATCATAGATGTATTGGTCCGGGTAAAGGCCTAGAACATTTTTTTGAATGCACCAATATTGAATGCCACGATTGGCCATATTGGACAATATATAGAACAAACACTCTTTAGATGACAAAACTTGCTCATTAGTGAGCTCTTCTGCCAATTTGCCTGCACGGCGAGCACCATGATCTATCAGTGTTTGTACTGATATAACGGTATTTCCAACTGTTCCACTAGTTGCCATGCGTTACCACCCCGGGCAATTCCATCGTTTTAAACTTGCTGCCTTGCGAGTTAGGTTACCTTTTTCATCACGTTTAGGCCCTGGCATACCACTCATTCTGGCGCAAAAAGATTTTTTACGACCTTCATCAGCTTTTGTCTTAGGATTCGGTGCCGGAGGCTTTAAATTTGCCCCTGTAGCACGATTATACTTTTGACGACCTTTTTCTGTAAGGCCTGCGCCACGGTTAGTAGGCAATTTTTCGCCTCTGGAAACCGACAATCGTGGCTCACCACCATCTTTCATTTTTTCAGGCAATTTGCCATATTGCCGTTTGCCAACATTAGTCGCCGTATACTCTGCTGCAGCAGATGAAGACATGCCAATTTTTTTGGCAATCTTAGGGTCATTCTCAATGGCCTTCATTAGCCGAAATTGTGCTTTAGACTTTGCTGGCATCAGGACACCTGTGTAACCATTGCGATGATTGAAGGAATCGCAGGATACACCGGCGACACACTTGCTGGTAGATGTTCGATAGTTACCGTGGTAGATGTAGGTACCCAGATAATTTGGATATAATCGTTGGCATTCAAGCTCAACAAGAACGGCAAAGATATTCCTAAATATCCAAACACCCCCGCGCTCTTTCTAGCAGGGATCGTATATTGAGTGGCAGAATTCGCCAAGTCTGTACCATTGATACGTAACCAGATAGTGGCGTCTTGTTGTGCGTTGTCTGTATTCTTGAGCTGAATACTGAACTGCAACATGTACTTACCAGTGTTCGGGACGGTCAATTTACTGTTATCGACTAGTGACACACCATCTGCTACATCAACGGTATTGAACGTAACCGCTGTACCTGCAGTAGTTCCACTAGTCTGATCGGTGGAATCGCTAAAACCACCATATGCAGCGTCGTATTGACGAAGTGTGTCGAGCGTCGCCTTGACATTCGCACCACTCTGAACCAACGGAATCAATTCAGTGCCAGTCAAAGTGGCGGCGTTGGGCATTGCGGATATTTTCTGATCAGCCATTATGACGACTCCAACACGATCTTGCTATCATCTTCTTGCAGGACATAACCGGGCGACGCTTCATCGGCTATGTAATACGTGGTAGTGGGGGTAGCCCCGTACATATCTACCACACCATCATCTCCAACGTCCAGGCCGAAATCGGTACCACCAATCACATTCTGAGCACCCACTCCGGAGGCGAATCCATCACTGGTGTTCGCTTGATTAGCTACTCCTGAATAGCCGACTTTGCCCATTAAATGCCAGCCTGAACGAGGTTCAGAGTAACAGTACCACTCCCGCTATTAACCAGAACTTTAATACCAGTCACCGGAAATGCATAATTACCATCAGCATTTGCAGTCTGACCGGCCACGGTCGGATGCGAGTACCAAGTCGTGAATCCAACCGCTGGATCATCAAATGTGTGTTGAACGGTGTAGTTAACAGTACCTGTCGCGACAGCACCGAAACCAACGTTGAACGGGCTGATGTTGGTGTTCATCACAATGGCTGTACTACTACCTACACCAGTTTGAGAAACAATTTGAACTTTCATAAAAGTTCCTTATGCGTATACGTTAGCGTAATGCTTTTGCATTTCCAGAATGATAGTGTATGTATCACCTGCACCAGTCTCATACGTGGTAAAAAGAATCTTTCCATTTTTACCAGCACCTGCGTTATTCGTCAAACCCCCAATATGGGAATAATCCTGGATGTATTGCGTATTAGATGGAATGGTTTGAATAGGCACCGGCGCAGTAGCATCCCACAATAATCGCACTGACATGCCATTTGTAAGACCTGAAATCTTTAGAAGCGATACTTCATCACATGCACCACCTGCTGCAGAAGGGTTAAGCACAGCAGGATCTACTTTTACTACATTTGTTTCGCCTGTAGCATTATCTGTAATAAAGTCAAACTTCATGATGGCAACGCGCTCGCCATCAAAAAGCGTTTGCGATGTAGCAGTTGCTGCCATAACGATCTCCATAAAAGTGGGGCCGTAGCCCCACATTCAAATTAGTGGCAAGAACCACCTTTTTTGAAAGCTTTATGGCCGCAAGAGTCGCCTTTCATTGCAACAAAGCCACCTTCTTTATACTTTGAAGGCTTAATTGCGCCACCAGTTTTGTAACCACCTTGCGCATTGGCCACACCACCAGTTTTATAGCCGCCTTGCGCGTTAGCCACGCCACCGGTTTTCAAACCTTTGTGCGCTTTAGATGCTGGCATTGAAGCATGCTTCTTCAACTTGGATTCAGTTGAAGCCATTTTCTTCATTTCCATTGCGTGCTCGGCTTTGGACTCACCACCTTCTTTCATTGCCATAGTACCTCCTGACATAGGTTGCATTGCGCCAGCCATTGGTGGCTGCGGCGCAGTAGGAAGTGCAGGTGCCATACCACGACGCATAGGGCGTTGCATACCTCTACGTGGCGCTGCCGGCATCGCTGCAGTTTTAGCTTTGGGCATGTCGTTCTCCTAATTTGTGAGCATTGATAGGGATTGCATCGCCTATCTCATACCCAGGTATACTTACAGGTTCTTCTGTCAAATCAAGTCGAGCAAGCAAAGATTGCAAAACATCAACCGCTGCTTGTGAAGCAATGGCAACTTCATGTGCATGTTGCCGCTGCTCCTCCATGCGCTTGATTTGCTCTAATAGATACTCTTTAGTAATATCCATTAAGCGGTGTCAGAAACCATTAAGTAGTACGTGGTGCCCGAAGCATTTTTGATAGGAATCACATGTGATACGGCAGCAGCAGATTCTGCAGCAACCATTGCGTCAGGAAACACAGCAAAAGTGCTAATTGCGCCAGTGCCACTATTGGTCAAACGCAGATAAGATGCATTAGTCCAAGTGCCACCGGTAGCAAAATCAGAATCCAATTGCAGCGCCGCAATGGTGCCACCAGGATTTGTAGAAGTACCGCCCAGCGTCACACGTAGTGCATTGCCTGCGCCAGAAATTGTACCGCTACCATTGATTGACAGCGAGATATGTGCGCCATTAACAGTGCCACCAGTTGCAGCGCCTGCGCCAGTTACTCGAGTAAGAGCACGTAGTGTCTCACCTGAACCAGTGGAGGTGAATTCCAAACGGCTGTAGTTGAGGCGAACATCGCCAGTGGTATTAGATGCTGTTGCATACGAACTGGAAACGTTACCAGCAGTCGTTACAGCAATAGGATCAGCGGAAGTGCCACCAATAAAACCATTAAGCGATTTTACCGGGCCGCTAAAGGTAGTTTGTCCCATCATTACTCCTTATGCACAAGTTGCTCGTCCGTCTGTGCATCGTCTGCTAGGGCAGTCTGACGAGCTATTTTCCCTAGAAAACTCTCCCACCAATTGCTTAGTGGGAGAGTGTCTTACATTAAATACCCGGAGTACCGTACATTGCACGCGGGTCGGTGAAGCCAATATCGTAACGCTCGGTGGCCTTGTAGCGCATCGAGTCGGTTTCGAAATCGCCTTCCATGGTCTTTTCCAGACCACGACGCATCAGCAGCTTCATACCTTCCGGCGTGTCGGTCTGTACCCACCATGCGGTAGCGGAGGTAAGACGAGACAGAACCGAAGCACCTTGCGGCAGCAAACCAATCGACTTGATCGGGTTGATGTCGTTGTCGGCGGTGCCGGAACGCAGTACCGACTTCAGCAGGACTTCAGCTTGGAAGACGTTGCCAGGTGCAACAACCAGCTTCAGCGGTTGCAGGCGAATCTTCTTGCCGTTGTTGTCCACAGCCTGACGAACTTGAATCAGCATCTGCTCCAGAGAAGTCTGGGACAGGTTAGCTGCAGAAGTCAGCAGGTTGCTGAAGGTACCATTGACGATGGGGTGGTTGGAAGCGTTCAATGCAACGCCGTCACCACCGGGGTATGAACCGTTGAATGCGCGATTCAGTACGTTAGCTGCCAGAGTTTCTTTGGTTTCGACCAGAGACTGCGCCAGGTGACGAGCATAGACGTTACCAATACGGATGTGATCGCCATCTTCCACCAGCACCTTGGTCAGTGCAAAGGCCAGACCGTAGACCTTATACACATAGCGCTTCAGGAAGAGAACGCCACCTTGCTGGTAGCTAACCGGAGTGCCGTCGGGCAGCTCAGGAGCTGCACCGAAGCCGTACAGAACCGGCTCTTCATGGTAGTTACGGGGGATACCGGTTTGCTCACGGAACACTTGGCTCCATTCATCGGTACGCTGATCATAGACGCCGTCGAATGCTTCATTGAGAATTGGCTCAACAATCGAACGAAAGTCTGTACTTCTCATTGGGGCTGCCATAGTTTATGCCCTCCCTTAGATAGCGTTAAGAGTAGCGACAAACTGATGTTCAGCAATTTGTACACGAACGATCGTGTACGCATCGCCCCATGCGTTGTCAGCATACGGTGCCAGATCGACGATACGCAGCTGACCAAATGTCGACGTGCCAGTCAGCGAAGCCGACATGGTGCACTGCGACAGACCAGTGGTAGAAGAACCAGCAGTGAGGTTGGAGAAGTTGGCGTTGTCGCCAATCGCGGTTTGAGCAACAGAACCGTCGGCCTGGATTTCATACACGATCAGAGGATCGTTGTAGAAATACGCAACGCACGAACCAGCCTGATATGCCGTATTGGCAGGCCAGTAGTTCGATACGCGGCGACGACCGGTGGTGTCAGTCCACTCAACGCCAGCAAAGGCGCCAACGAAAGCTTCAGTGGAAGTAACAGGCTGAATAACGCCGTTGACATACTTGACGGGCTGACCCTTCAGGATGTCGGACGTGTAGCCCGAGGTAATACCATTGGCCAACGCTTGAGCACGTTCCAGTCCCGTAGGAAAGAACGCCGGGCGAAGACCGAATGGTGCAGAAGTTGCGCTCATAAAATGAGTCCTTTCACATTCGATTTCATCAAATGCTACTCAAAAGTAGGCATTTTGATGTGGGCGTTAGATTCCATGCCTTCGCCTTCAACCGATACTAGTGAACGACCCCTGCTGTCACGAGCGCCAAGCAATTGCTCTTGCTGAACTTTAATCTTTTCTTGCTCCTCAAGAGGAGCTTGATGATGCAGTTCATACATGATTTGTTGGTACAAGTCCATCGGCATCTTGTACAACAACATCTCATTGCAAGATACATAGCCAACATTCTCGCCAGCCTTTACTCGCAGATGCTCAAAGCCTGGTAACTCTTCGGCTTTTACAGGTTCATACCCCATTCGCATCCGTTTGTGGATGGGATCGTACTGATTTGATGAAGACAACCAGCACAAATGATAACCCGGAATTTCGGGCGGGGTCGGAAGTGCTTCTTGAAGCCACTCCGAGCGGAACATCTTACGACGCTCCTCGGAAAATGCAAAATTCGTTTCAGGTGCATCACGCTCGCGGTCTTCTGCTGCGCGGGTTTCGCGGCCACCTGCTTTGAGATCCTTCTTAAAACGTCCGTCCATATTACCCCCTAGTCTTGTTTTGACGATCCCAGTCTGCAAATTTGCGGATCATCTTATTACGTTGTTCAATGTTCTCCCACATGCCTGCTTCTTTAATGGCAGCAACGCGATCGGGCGTCAAACGAAACTCATTAGGCCGACTACCACCTGATGATTCTCGTCCTGAACTCGTAACCACAGACCTTGGAGGTTTCTGATTTCGGTTGCGATCATTATATCCTTGACTTGAGCGATGTGGTAAATATTTTTGCAGCCGCTCGTCAAGCTCTTCCCAGTACTCTTCAGAAGTCGGGTCAAACCCTTCTTCAGTCAGTTTACGGTCAATTCGTTGAGCAATCTCTGAATCAAGATCTTTGCCTTGCGGGTCATACCAGGTATTACGCCGCATCCAATCAGCCGCCATTCTTTGAACCATAGGGTCCGGCAACTCAATGTTAGGCTTGGTAGTTTGAGACATCTGCTTAGTGGCATTCTCTTTAAGCGTGTTAAGAGACTCCATCTTGCGTTGAGCCTCATACAGCATCTCTTGAGCTTGCACCAAAGCATCTCCGTCTTGCTGCGAGACTGCCTCTTTCATTTTCATTTTGGCAAACTCAACTTGCACGCCAGCGTCGTCAATGGCTTTATCGACTCGAGCCAGCTCGGCGCCCGATGTCTTTTTCTCAAGTTGAGCAATACGCTCTGCCAGTTCTGTATTTTGCTTTTTCAGAGCAGAAATCAGATGGTTGGACTCACGTACCTTTTCTTTGTGCAACTGCTTCTTAAGGCGACGCTCTTCACGACGTGCAGCACGAATGGCTTCACGCTCAGGGTCATCGTCTTGAGGCTCATTATTTTGTGGCAGATTATTTTGTAAACTTCCACCATCATCATCGTCATCATCGTCATCTTGCGAATCAGCCTGTTGATTTTGATTAGGTGGCATCTCATCATCTGGCAAATGTACCAGAGCGGAACCATCTTGCTCTTCAGTGAGCTGGAGTTCCATTTTTTGTGTTTGATTCATAGTTCTACCTTTCTGCGTTTAGACAAACGCTCTGATGGCCAGAGGGTCCCCAGTACAGGCACCAATGAGTTCATGGTCATTAAAGAACGTAAAGAGGGCTTTGCCTTTCACGTCATTATGCTCATAGTCGATCTCCCAGCGATCGCCACCCCATTTAGGTACACGTACATAGTCGCCTACTTTGGCCCAAGCGCCTTCCGGCCAGGGCTCCATGGTATCCCGCTTGCAAAACGCAAGTGGTCCTATGGCAATAACTTTGCCAATCATGGTATTCCATTTCTCAGTTTCTTTGGTTTCCTCGACCAGGACGATACCGGACTTGGTTGCCTTCTCTTTGACAGCACGAAGTTGTACCAAAACACGAGCACCAAACGGGCGCATCAACGGATCCACAACGGGGAACGCTTCATCGAGCGTCTGTTCTACGATATCATTCGACATCTCTTTTTTCCTCTTCTAAAAGCATATCAAGAATCGATAAAGCCTCTGCCAGGCCTTGGTAATGGCCGACTAAACGCTGATAAGACTCATAATTGACTGGCGTTCCTGCATGAAGAACCTCAGTAATCTTTGCCTGCTCAGCTTTTACTCGGCCAATGTAGTCCGATAGAGTCTTCATCAGCGACCGCGACCTGACTTCCGCATAGGTACTGCAACTGCGATAGTTAGACCGGGACCTTTAGAGCCGCCGCCTTTTGCAAAGCGAGCGATCTTTCCGGTTGGTTTACCCAATGGCTCTTTTTGTGAAGAGTCATTGATCAGCGTACGAGTCTTGCTCTCAGGCATGACTTTACCGCCATCTTTGTAGCCTTTAATACCTTTGCCAGGCGCCTTGGTGATAGACTCACCACCGCCCATGGCAAGGCGCTTATGCATGTTGATTGCTTCATCAGACATAATAGTCTCCTTAAAAACCGTGTTTGTGTTTCCCAGTTGCGGTACGACCAAAGCCGTGCCAGTCTTTGACGCTACCCCCTGACTTATAGCTAGGTTGTTGCGACATTGCTTCTTTTCTTACTTTACTCAAAAGATCTACATCTGTTTTCTCAATCTTTGGATCAGGCAAATCATACTTAGTACGAACCTTGCCTAGTAAATCCAGACCTTTGGGTGAAATGAAAGTGTCAGACATTGTCAACTCCCATTTGTGATTGCAATGCTTGTTGCGCGCCAAGTACTGTTTTGATTTGCTCATGCTGCAAATTAGCAGCGCTATGGTCAAGCTCTGCAGCCTTAATACGCTCAGCGGTAAGGTTCTTTTCAGTGTTCATCACCAGCTTAGTATTCTCAGCTTTCTCAGCCTTGGCTGCATCCAATTGTAGACGCTGTACATCCAGCATGGCGTCAGTTTGATCCTTGGCTGCTTTGCGCTGAGTCTCTGCCATTTGTACATCAACCAGTGCTTTGACTTCAGGAGGCATAGGCGCTTGGCCTGACATTTGCTGCATCATTTGCAATGCTGCCATAATAACAGGTGGCAACTGAGCAAACGTTTCTTGTGAATCCATCATAACATGCTGTGATGCTGCAGCCAAGAGCTTATCAGCTGCAGGTGGCAGCATTTGTTCTTTCATAACATTGAATTGACGACCGAGTGCCGTGGAGGCGTAGGTATCAATTTGATTGAGATACCACAGTGTGACGTGCTGCTTCAAATGCTCAAGTGCTGCAGGAATATACACCGGGGCTATAATGGGGTTGGCACCATATAAAGGGTTCTTCATATAGTCCAACAAAACCTGGATGTGAGATAAATGATCCTGGTGCGGAAAAGCGCCTACTGGCTTACCTACCGTCATGGCTACATTTTCAAGAGCCGGGTTCATATCCTTGACATTCTGTGGATCAGGTAGAACCTCGTTGACATCAGGGATCTTGATTTGCTTAAGGATTCTCTTCTCAACTGCAATGCGGTTATACAAATCAGGATTAGCTTGAGCACGAGCTGCCAATGCCTGAATTTGAGCGTAGCGCTGAGTCTCTGAGAAAATGTGCGGATCAGATACCGGCACAATATCAGAATTCTTCTCAAAGTCTTCTTTGCTAACGCCAATTTCTTCAGCAATGTCATTTTTCTGTTGGTCATCCAAATACCAACGATTGAGACGAGCAATGACACGCAATACGCGACGTTGAGACTCATGCAGCCTTGCATGAATTGAGCTGAACACAGCAGCGCCTTGCTCAATCAAAGCTTGTGTTGTACCTACCGGAGCTTGCGAATTGACATCAGCAATCTTTTCTTCAGACGTTGTTACCACGCCCTTAGCAGCATCAGTCAACCAGCCTAGCAATTGGAACAATACTGGGCTTGGTGGATTGAATGGCACCGGCATAGCTATCTTGCGGATGTCATCAACTCCTGGCGCTCCCTCAATTTCTGCAACTTGAGTTGGTTCGATAGTGGTGCTCTGACCCGAGATCTTAGCCCCTTTGAGCTTGAGCATTGTGGGGGCAGTGTTAATATGTGCACTATCCAACAAGGCACGGAGAGCACCAGTAAGAGCAGCACTAAGGCCACCAATGAGATGAGGGAATCCGATTGCATAAGCACCACGCCAAGGGATGAACTTAAATTCAATAATCCAATCGAGCTTAGACATTGTGTCATCGCCGTACTCCCAGTTGCGATATAAGCCTAGCACATCGCGAGTAAGCTCATCCACCATCAAAATATACGGCGCACGCTCGCCTTTTGCGTAACTATCATCTTCTTGCTCAAGCCAAGTGTAAATGTGAAAAACGCGGCGTATGCCATCTACATTCTCTGCTTGAGATCTTTTACCCTCAATCTTATTGGTTGCTTTCTCAGCCGCCGACTCTTCCGGCTCCATGCTGGCGCGATAGATGTTGACGTCCTTATATAAGCCTCGTGCAATTCGAAGCTCAAACTCTTCCTGAGTAATATCTTGAACTTCGGTAACGCGGCCAGCCGTATAGAAGTTACCAGCTGCAAAGGGTAAATAGATATTGTCAATGGGCAAAAATTCTACGCATGGGCGTTTCTTTTGCTCATCGTACCAGATCTTAAAGTATTGAGAGCCACCCAATGGAATTTGAGTGAACATCTGCTCTTGCTCATCTCTAAACTCCTCAATTTGCTCAGTCAACTGCCAATTGAGATATTCTTTTTTGCGCTCAGCCTTGGTGGTCTTTTCCTCAGTCACCTCGCCAAAGATCTTAGTGCGAACAGGCCCATCCGGCGGAAAGAGTTCTTTAATTGCACGTGCCGCAAAGTCAACACAGGCCTCAGCCATGACTGGGTGGACAACCTTGGATGCGCCTTGAAAAGATGCTCCACCAGGGGCGTCATGCCCCAAGCCTGTTCTACGAATGCCATCCTCGTATTGTTTATCGCGCTCAGCACGAGCATCTTTATCTTTATCAATTAGCTCAAGATACTTGGTCGCCAAAGAGCTGGCTTCGTATGAAGCCATATCCTCGGCCAGGTTAGCGTAGAAGTCCGGCTCATCTTCTGGGCCTTTATGGTCATCCATGCGAACGATAACTGAGCCATCTGGCAATTCTTCAAAGTCATCCTCATCTGGCTCTTCTTGATCGAAGATGTCGTTGAATTGTTGCTCATCATCGTCATCGGAGACGGGCCCAATGAAACGATTGTAATCCTGTGGGATCGGCATCTCAGTTGCCATTATGCTCTCCGAAGTAACTCAGCCCGCATGGCGGGAATTGATTTTGTCATTTGCACTTTTTTCTTAACGGCGCCACCCTTGGCGTAGCCTGGGCGTGGCTCTGCTTCAAACGCACGAAGCGCATATTCCAATATGTAAGGGCTTACTTCACCAAAAAAGTCAACAGGCTCTTCACGAATTCTTTCAGTGTAGTCATGCACTGTTGCTCGTATAGACGCATCGTCATCATTAGCGTCGATCATATTATCTAGCTGCTCACGCAAATGTTGAAGTATTTCACCTGCCTCGCCAAAATCTGCAGGCGATAGAAACTCACCTAAAGCGTTATTTGCCATGCGCCGAATCTGATTTGGCATTGCGTCCATTTCAGTTAGCAATGCGCCACGATTGTTGATGTCAGCCCAATCAACTTCGAATGCAGGCGTATCTATATCGTCAAACAAAGTTGCTAAAGCGTCTTGGGGTACTTGTACTTCAGCAGGGGGCGGCGGCAGTTCTTCTGCTGCACGCAACTCACGTATACGATCATTAACTTCGCGTATAGTTCTAAATAAGTGTTGATGTACGTCTCTAAAATCTTGTAAAACACGCACGTTCTCAGGCGTCATCTCCTGACTCTCTAATACTGCGATAGTTTCTTCAGCGCCAGTTAATCTAGCCATTTGTTGATTGCCATAATTCAGCAATTCTTGCAGGTCATTCGCGATCTCAGGAGGTATCAAATCTGGCGTAGGCAACGGAGGCTCAGGCGCAACAACAGGCTCAGTTGTAGGCACCACATTATCGCTATTCTGCTTTACAAACTCGTCGAATTGCTTTTGCGTCATAAAGCGCGGCGCGGTGCTATAGTCAATGCTACGTATGACATCTACAGGCATGTCAGTTCTACGCTCAACATCACGAGCCAATGATCTAAAGTCGTTGTTATTGCGCGTATCAAATACGCCGGCATTTTCATGCAAATTGCTTGACGTTTGGTTGATAATGCTTGCGTATTGATTCATATACTCAGCTACGTCATCGCTATACGCAGGATTGATTTTTCCATTCTTTGCGCCCGATACATAGCCTATGCTGTAACCGCCTTCTCTGCGGGGCGTTAACTCGATGGTTACTACAGGCAAACCTGTTTGAGCATCACGCACACTGGCCAAGCGTTTATTGCCTTCGATTACTGCATTTACATATGAGAATTCAGAAGGGTCTCTACCGCCTGTAAACTCATCTTTTGCAAAGTCAAAGATAGGTTTATAGCTTTGTCTCTCATCTGTGAACAGATTGCGTGAGCCTTCAGCTGCTTGCCCGCATTGTCCAACGCAATGATCCAACACCAGTGTATCCAAACTTAGTACTTTGGCAATTGTTTCAGGCGGTGTTTCAAAGTCCAATTCAATAACTTTGGTCTTAGGTAAAGTAATTTGCGCCAAGCCCAGTTGCGCTTGCGCTGCATCAAGCGTTTTTTGCTTAGCGACTTGCGCAGCCTTAGCTTCTTCTGCCTCTTTGGCCATGCGCCTTTCAGCGCCTTTGCGTACATACTTTTCAACGGTTAGATTTTTAAGTTGATCCGCCGGTATATTGCCTCGCACTACGTCGTCATAGAAATCTTGTGCAATCTTTCCAAAACCTAACTCATGCCCAATTTGACTTTCTCGGCCTGCGTATATTGTCTCACCTTCGGCTGCACGTGTAGCAGAAGGGTAAAACGGACGCTCATACGGATCAATATCACGCGTCAAAAATTGTTCTGGCGTACGCAATGCTACAGCCATATCTGATATAGCTTCATACGCCTTGCCGGTTTTTAAGTTCTCAATTTCTTTTTCAAGTTGCTGAATTTGCCGACCTTTGACTCGCAATGGATTGGTCAAGGCTGCATACTCGGGAATCGTTGCAGGGTCTACACCTTGAGCTTCAGCTTGTGCAAGCAACGTATTACGTCGATCTTGCATTGCATCTAACTCATCTTGCGCAACAAGCAATTGCCCCATCTTCTCGTTTGCTTTTACACCTACAAGGCCTTCTACGGGGTACCCTGCAGCTTCGCGAGATGGTTGCACCCACTCAGGTTGTATGTATGACGCCATATCACGTATAAGCTCAGGCGACTCGTACGTCAAACCTTGCGCCGCCAACCCTACCAATGGGTCACCTTCAGTGCCTACGTTACGAACCAAGTAGTTTGAGAAGGGGCCTTGCAGCCAATCAACTGCTGCAGCGTGGCGTTGCGTGAAGTCAATAGGCGTTACGATATTGGCACCTGTGCGCTCGGCTAATGCACGCGCTTCAGGTGAATTGAGATATTCAGTGTAAAGCTCCATTGTCTTGGCTGCGTTGGAATTGCGCTCGCTGTACTCTCTATCAAATGCTCGCCTTGCATCTGATGAGCCAAGATCTGGATACATTTCCATTTTACGCTCTACTGCGTACTCACGCATTGCATCTATCAAAGGATTGGGCAATTCACTCTCAATGCGATCGCGCCATTGCGCAAGCAAATTGTATGGCGCCAATTCTCGAGATGCACCTGCAACTGTGCGTACGATATTAGTTGCCGGGTCCACAGTAAAGCTTGCGCCCATTGCCGTTTCAGGCTTGGTAGGCTCTATTAACTTTGTGCCTTTTCGGCGTACAGCGTACATCTCAGGCGACGTGGCGGCGGCAAATGGCGATTCATCCTGCAGACTTTGGCGTCTCTCACTTATGCTGGCCCACTCATCTGCCAAGCTTTGCAGACGTGAGCCAATTGTTGGTTTGCCTGTGATAGGGTCAATGCGCTGAAAGCCAGTTTGCGCGGCCTGGAAATCAGCAGGCACTTCTCTCAATTGTGTAGCTAAACGCGCGGCGTCACCTTTCAATGCCAAGACATCTGCGCCTGTGAGCATAGGGCGACGTGGCAAACCGCCTGGCATTGCAGGCCAAGCATGCGGCAGTTTAGAGGCTTCAAACGCTTTACCAAATGCTGACGCAAACTCTTCGCCTTGGGGTGTTTGCATTGGTGCTGCGTTCTTCTCGAGCAATGCGTTGACTTCAGGCGTAGATGTTTGACCTGTCAACAAAGCCTGCCAAGGTGTCCGCACCATCATTTGGAACGGGTTACCGAAGAGCGTATTGGTTACATCGGAGACTTGCTGTGGCAATGTAGCCATGTCACGCTGCAACTCAGAAAAGCGTTGACGTGGCTTTGCAAGCGGATCTTTGAAATTGGCATGACGCATTGCCGCCAATGCACGACGCATCTCATCGATATTCGGAGGATTGTTGTACAAAGGATCCGCAGTGGGAATGTCCAGGTATCCAGGACGAGGGACCTCGCCTCGAGGACGTTGAGTTCCGGCGTAGTAGTCTTCTTCGCCAGGAATGTAGTTACCTAACGCGTCATACGGCATAGGGGTTGACCCTCTTTGGCTGGGAGTCGTCGGAATACGAACTCTCGTCATTGTATACCGGATCAATGTCCAAGAATCCCATATCACGCAAAATTCTCAAAGCTTGAGTCGTGGCATCAACCAAGTCGTCATGCCGAACTTCAGGGAAAGCGCAAAGCTGACTAATCAAAGGCTCCACCCAATCACGTGCAAAGCCGGCTTTCTTCATAGACTCAGGCACGTAGACTCGACCCCGCTTAATGATGGGTGCCACGATGTTCAGCCTTTGCATCTTGTCAGCCAGCCCAGGGTTGTAGCTTCTTACGGGGACTCCGGCTCTTTGAAGATCTTGAATGAGACTGATACCGGCCGACTTATCTTCGATGAGTACAAGGTCGACCTTCTTCCCGTGCCCAAACTCATTTTCGTCCCCATAAATCGACTTAGACTCCTCAACAACTTTTGGTCGTAAGTCGGGGTACTGCAAATGCTCTTCCCAGCAATCAACGACCATTGCTGCAAGGGGTTTGTCTTCGGAAGGCTTGAAGATGCCCAGGACGACGCAGGCTGTTGGATCATTGTGGGTCTTGTCCGAAGTAGCACAATCGTAGGACTGTACAACATACTCAAACTTCGGGAGAGGCTTCTCAGCAGGCCAGAGCTTGAACCAGTCACGCTTGACGATACCCGCCTCTTCAGGGTCGATAATCTCGGCATGAATTTCTTGGCGCCCAAGTTTGGTCCCCTCATACTGCAAAATTTGTTTCTGGAAGGTCGGAGCGAGGTTCTGGAGGTTGTCGTAGGTACTGGCCGAGGTATACACCACATCATCCCCATCGCGGGCCACCAGATCCACAATGAGAGGCTTGGGCTTAGGTGTTGTGGTACAGATCAGCCGAGGGTTCTTGCCAAGCCGCAATCCGAATTGCAGCATATCCCATGCGTCATCCAGGTAATCCCATGCTGCCAACTCATCCAGCCAACCGCCATGGAACTGAGGACCACGGAATCGTTCCGGTTCTGAAGCTGGGATGCCTTTGATGATAGACCCGTTTGTGAGTCTCAACTCGTGAAGAGACTTGGTGTACGTCTCAATGAGAAGCTGTGGGATGACATTAAGCAGTCCGGAATCGCCTTCAAAGCAAACATCACGAACATCTCCGGATGTTGGTGCTGAGACCAACCAACGTGTGCCAGGCTGAGTCCAAGCTTCCCACCACACCCACTCGGCTGCGCACCGAGTCTTGCCTGCGCCACGTCCTGCAAGGAGTAACCACACACTCCACCAATCGCCGGATGGAGGGATCTGATGCTTACCGGCTTTGAGGAGCCACTTCATCCGCGCCAAAGTCGCGGCTTTTTGCTCAGGCGGAAGTTTGTTGAGATCCGGCCCTTTGCGTATCTTCTCGGCTAATTGCTCACTTACCTCGGGACTCAGCATCGGACTGCCTCACAGCCAAAAGCTCGTTCAACAGCTCACCCGTGAAGTCATGCGTATGCTCAACTTGCACAGGCCCGTCGTTCTTACCCGTGAGCTCAACTTTGGAGTTCTCCCGATATTGCTCGGGGAACCGCGCAGCCATGCTTCTTGACCAGAGACCAGTGTTTAGCTTTGGGCTACCAGGCGACTCAATGAGATGATTCTCAGCCAGTTCTTCCCAGTATTGCAGCGCATGCTGTCGTGATATTTCCAAGGCTTCCCGAAAATCCTTGTGCGCAGCTTCCCAATTTGTGAGATTGCTAGGCGGAATGTTGAGTATCGACCCAATCGCCCAACGTGACTTGCCCTGCTTGCCAAGCTCAATGACCTGCTCACAATAAGCAGGGTCGTATTTGCTTGGACGCCCTAAAAACTTTCCGTTTTTTGATGGAGTCTTGGTAGTCATGGCTCGGATTTTATCCTCATTTTCGAAAAAGTAAATACACAAACCAAAATGACAACGGGTTACAAAAAATGGTTTCACTTAGCCAGAACTCTATATATACGAGTGCATATATATATAATATTTA